CGTGACAAGATCCTGGAGATTTTGACCAACTCCGGCGAAATTTGGACTTATATTATAAACACTTGTTCTGGCACTGGGTTACAAACTTTACGTTGCGGCATGCAGCCGAGCGAACCAATGGCGAATGGTGGTGATGATGCTTTGATGAAAATTCATCGCACAATCACCCCTGAATACCTGCAGTTCGCAGACGTTGACCCTTGCACTTACAAGATTTTTAATTCTACGCGTGGCGAGTTTTGTTCCTTTATTGTTAAGAACGGACGATTGTACAAGGACCCTATCATACTACTCAAGCGTTTCCTGGTGAAACTTGCTTGTGGCCAAGGTGAAGATGCCGTTGACGGCTATTTTCACCTTTGGCTCCAAAACTACAAAAACAGAGATCGTATCATGGAGGATTTGGACGAGGAAGAGCTGGAAGCTCATCGTTGTATGACGGACATTTTTTTTAACTTGCGGAAGCATGGTATTAAACGCAAACCCGACTGGTCTTTACTCCGCCTGGATGGCGAGGTTCATGACGATTTCGACTACTCTTTGTCAAACAATCCAAAACTTGAAGCTGTGGTCACATCAGCTACACCTTTGGAACACATTAGTTTGGCACCGATGATCAGTTATCAAATGGACTTCGTTTCTGTCTACAATTCTTTGGCGCTGAGTGATCAGTAGACCCGATCGTTGCGTTATAATCAGACAATCTTCGATGACAGCTGTTGCTACTTCTGAGACTGTTGCTTTAACCGGCTCGGCTCCTTCTGAACCTTCCATTGCTACTACACATCCTTTTACCGACATTGTACATGTTCATCTTACGAAAAGCAAGGACGCTCCTTTACTCGATTACATTTCTAAAGCTCTCGAGGGCTGTGGCCTAACTTCTTTGGTCAAGGTCACTGCTTCTTTCACTTTGACTTCTGGCACAAACGTTCAAATTGGCATTTCTGAAGTTGGGTCAGTTCAACCCGCTTCAGTTCTGTCAGTTTGTCCTGGCGGTATCAATCACACCGCTAATGCTATGAATGAAGGCACAAAACACCAGATCGATGTCATTGTACCAGACATTCTTTCTACTCAATTGCGCCCTATTTCATCGCATTTACCATCTCCTAGACTTGTTGTTAGCATGTCAAAGGAGGTTGTCATTGTTTTGAGTTTCTTTATCAAAGTTCATGGTATGCGCACACGCTACATTGGTTTCTGACTAGATGATGATCATGATATAGCCTCTGCGGCTGAAGATCATTCTTCTGGGCATTCCCAAGATAATGCTGATGGCGTTTTGGCCGACTTGGACACCACTCTCCCTTTTCTTGAAAGCGATGTTTTGCAGGATCCTACTCCCACATTTGATTTCACTTTTGCGAATGTTGATTACTGTTTCGAACCGATGGTTTCTTTGTTACTACCTGAATTTGTACACGGTGCCGTTTTATACGACCGTGTCAAAGACAACATGTTACAGAGAGACACAAAGGCTTCTACTTGGTACGTTGTGGACAAACGCGATTACGTTATCCACGCTGGTTTTTTGCAACGAGCTTCACTCTTGCAGTTACCAGACAAGCACGGGGTTTTAAAACCTGTGCGAAATTTTTATATCAATGCTGCTATAGCTTGATTTCTAATGGTGGTCGAAAGACCTCCATGTTCTCTTA